ATTCGCCAGGCTAATGACAATGGAACAGGTCAATCTAAGGAGATTCGTGTGGTGTATAAGCAGCGTAAACTAGCTTCTTCTGCCTCCGACACCAAGGATTGCGTAGCCGATGGTCAGATGAACTACATCGAGGAGTCAGTAGCAATCAATAACTATCGTGGTGTTTCTTTCACTCTCTCCGAGGCTCAACTTCGCACCTTTTGCGACAGCTATGCCGAACTTGTACAATTGACTGGAAGCACTGCTCCAAATCAGATTGTAGAGCGTGCTAATGGCATCGGTGCTGCTCAGGGTGCTTTGTCAGTAGTTCGTGAGATCTTCGTTGATTTCCAACTGTCTGCCAATGCTCTTATCCAAGCCATCAATGATGACCTGATTACTGCTGCCCTTGGTGGAGTTGGTGACTGGTATGGTGGAGCTGCTAACCCTACTTATACCGTTGAGAACTCATCCGATGGTTCTGTAAAGGCTAAGGGTCTGTTTGAAATGAAGCAGAACTACATGAACACCGGATTTAACGGTGCGCCTATCATTGTAGGTGGTGCTGGTGCGCTTCAGCGTGTATGGATGAACGATAGCCGCTACTTCGGTCAGGGTGCTAATGGTATCAACTTCGCAACTGTCCGTGATAACACTGGAATTGCTGATTTCTATTTTGACAGCAACATCGCTAGCAATATGACCAATCAGGATTCTGCGCTTGTGTTTGCACCGGGTTCACTTGTGTATCTGCCATACCTGCAATATGTAGGCAACTACGGTAAGATTGGAACTATGGAGCGTTTCACAATGCCAATCCCAGGATTGCCTTCTGTACGCACGGACATAAGAATTTTGCCAGATTCTTGCTCAGAAGAGTTTTCAATCTGGATGGAGTGCTTTTTCGACCTCTTCTCTGCTCCTACTGCTATGTTTCCTGCCGGAGATCCAAACGATGGTGTGAACGGTGTGTTCAAAGCTCAGTTTGTTGCTGGTGTTTAATTAACCACAACCCAAAAAAAGAGGGAGGCCAAAAACCTCCCTTTTTTTATTTGTAACATTTACACAATAACTCTTAATTGTCCTCAATATAGCAATCCTCAAACTCTTCCTCACTGCTCTTAGCACTTGGGCATCTGACCAAGATTAATGGCCTGCCTCTTCTTAGATGCCACTGCCCATAAGTGGCAAACCAGTTCTCGGCTACTCTCCTCGTGTCAAATACTCCTATGTATGGCTCTTGCCTGCCACTTATTGTAGAGATGACATCAAAGCGATACTTTGATTTGTCCGGTGCGTTATCTGATGCTGAGTGATACATTTTCCTTTAGTTGCGCTCCTGGTACTTCTTCACCATCCTTGATGGCCTGACTAATGGTAGACTTGCTCACTTCCTTCTTGATCACCCAGAACTCAGCTGGAAGGATAGTCTCATCAAGTACTTCCACTGCCTGACTCTTACGAGTGCTTAGTTTGGCTAGTGGAGTCTCATACCTCCTGATGCCCTTAGCATCTTCTTCTGTGAACACCATAAGCGCAGCTAGTAGTGACTCTCTTAGGCGCAGCACAGTGTTCTCCTTGGCCTTCTTAAGTGCTTGTATGCGCTTAATTTCAGCAGCAGCCTGGTCAGCCTCAGATTCGAGCTTTAGGATGAACTTGGCATAGGCCTCAGCCTTGTACTGGAAGTTCTCCCTCCTGATGGCAAGCTCTTCCATGATCTCATCATTGACCTCGCCTCCGTTCTCCTCCATCAATGCGATGAAGGAGAGTTCTTCTTGTGTTAATTGCCAAAGTGTTGCCATGACTTAATCTTGAAAATAAGTTATACAATTTTTTATAAAGGTTTCATGTCTTTCTCGTGTATCAAGAAGAAGATTTTTATCAAATGTTCTGTACATCATTCTTTCTTGGTCATATACGATGAATCTGTGAGCCTTATGATGTTCTTTTGGAGTCAGTTCTATTACATCTTTATAATGCTCTTTGTTATATGACCAGTGATGTAATTGATTTCCTTTTATTAATGGTTTCATATTAATTGATGCATTTTTTGCTTTATATTTTTCAGGATATTTTTCTCTATATTTTTTTTGAGCATCTTGATTTAATTTGCTTTTATATCCAAGTCTGTGATACTTATCTCTTGCTCTTTTCCTTTCATTATCTATCCACTCTGGATTAGATGAAAGAATATCTGTTCTTTTTTTTACATCAGATTTGACACAAAATTTACATTTGTTAAGATGCCCATCTTTCATTTGTTTATGAACATAAAATTCAGATAATGGCTTATCTATTTCGCAGTTAAAGCATATCTTGGTACTCATAACTAAATTATTTTTACAAAGATATAAATTAAAATGGAAATATAAAAATTACCATTTTAGAATGGCAGATCATCAAACTCTTCTTTAAGGTCAGGGTTAGCAGGAGTCTGATGTTGCTGCTGATGCTGGGCATAGAGCATCTCCTGCTGCTGAGCCGGAGTAGGAGTTGCCACTGCAGGAGCAGGAGCAACTGGAGCTTTCATCATGGCCTGGTACTCTTTTGAGCCTGTAATCATTTCTTGTAGAAATGCTGGCAAGGTCTCAAATTTAGTGCGGTCAAATTCCAGCACACTGAACTCCATGCTAGGATTGTGCTGTGGTGGGCAGACCATGCCCTTCATCATTGGCAACACAGCAGCAATGCGCTCATATACCTTCTCTGGATTAGCCTTGCTAGGCTGATGGATTAGGTTAATCATGCACGGTGCGCCTATGAGCTTAGCAAGATCAAATGCCTTTGCCTCTTCATCGGTCAGTGCCTTACCTCTCCAGGCATTGAGCATGGCTCTCAGGTTTGACTTCTCATTCAAGCTGAATGTCATCTCCCTGCTGATTGCACATGGCTGCATGCCCTTGTCCTGATTGAAGCACTTAAGCTCTGTGGGTAACTCCCAAGTAAACCTGACCAGGTCTACTACCTTCTCCTCACCCATGTACTTCTGAACTACATGACCAAGGTGAACAACTGAATAACATCTGGCTACATAAGTGCCAGCTGGGATAAGCTCTCTCTGAGTGCTTTCTCCGGTGCTTTTAGCGATAATTGCCATTGGCTTAGATTATTATAGTGAAACAAAAATTAAAGTGCGTAAACGATAGCGCAGATTGCCCAGACTGCGAGGAGTTTTGCGAAAAGGATAACCTGATCCTTTAGGGGCATTTGTGGGTGATTGTCGGTCATATTGGTTAGGTAAGAAATGGGAGGGTTTCCCCTCCCGATTATTTATGTTAGTTAAAAATTCCGTTAAGTTGTGGATTTGAACACATTATTGTGCAGTTGAAAGGATTTAACCCTAATTGACCTGCTTGGCAAAGACCATTAAATTCATCACTTTTAAGATAACCATCAGATGGGCGGCTATATCCCATTCTAATTAGTTTGTTCCAAAGGTTGGTTTTTTCCCTTGGTGTAGCAGATGTAAATATTACCCCATTGTCGAAAACGATGTCGTTGTTTCCAGATACCATAGACATTGAACCTTCTGGATTTGCTTTTCTGATTTGTGCTGTTGTCATTTTTGTAATTGTTATTTGTAAATGTTGAGACAAAGGTAAGCACAGAATTTATATCTGCAAATTATCTGCAAAAATATTTTACATTTTTTTTAGATTTTTTTTCGAATCAGCCTCCCATACTTCAGGAGGGCATAATTGTGCTTAGTATCCACTACCATTAATTGACCTTCATGATCCTCCAGGTTCATCCGGTGGCACACCTTTTTGAAATGTTCAGTAGTCAATCCGTGCTTAATACAGAAGGCATCCAGGCTAAGCCTCTGCTTGTGCCTGCGTGTGCCGCAGTGCTGAAGTATGTCAGCAACCATTGCCAGATTCCACTCATCAACCTTTACCCAAGGATATTTGTAGCCATCCACCTTCTGGGTGTGGAACAGTCGTTTATACCTAGTAAAGCGGTGCTGTGGAAGTTTATACTTCCGGCAGAAGTCAGAAATTTTAAGTAAGTCCATCCTTTTGGTTTAGGTTTGCAAAAGTAACTGCAAAACTATTATGGCAGGAATAATATTTGAAATGGAGTTGCCTCAAGTCATAAAGCCAAACCCACACTTCAAAAAGTATGTAGGCACTGAGGACAACTTCCAGAAGGCAGTTGCCAAGTATCTAGACACAATCGGAGCATTCTGGTTTCATTGCCCTAATGGAGGCAGCAGGAATGCCATTGAAGCAAGCAAGCTTAAAGGTATGGGAGTAAAGGCTGGCATTCCAGATTGTCTGATACTTGATCAGTGGAAAGGCTATTCCGGTCTGGCTATTGAACTAAAGGTAGGCTATAATAAACCATCAGAGCATCAGTTGTCAATTTTTGACAAATTAGTTGCTGCCAACTGGATGGTGGTGGTATCCTGGTCACTCGATGAAGTAATTAGCATAATAGATTATTACTATGAACATAAATAAGAAAGGATTCTGGGAGAATCCAACCAATGAAGGACATGCCCATGATAGCAGGCTGGCAGGAGCTATTCTAAAGATACTTAGGCGCAGGAAGTGCGACACCTTAGTGGACTTTGGATGTGGCACTGGAGACTATGCCAGATTCTTCAGGAAGTACGGATTTGTAGTAGAAGCCTATGATGGCAATCCATTCACTGAGCAGCTTACAGGAGGTATCGGATCAGTTAAGGACTTGAGCCAGCCATTTAACCTACTAAAGCAGTTTGGGTGTGTAATGAGTCTGGAAGTGGGCGAACACATACCAGCAGAATTTGAGCAGGCATTTCTGGACAACATAGTCAAGCACTGTTTTGATGATGGCATAATCATTCTCTCTTGGGCAGTGCCTGGTCAAGTAGGTGATGGGCATGTCAATTGCCAGACCAATGACTACATCATGCAACAGATGCAGCAGCGAGGTTATTACCTAGAGGACACATTGACTAACCAGCTGCGCAAAGCAGCCAGCCTCTGGTGGTTTAAAAATAGTTTGATGGTTTTCATTTAAAAATTTGGTGGTTTGATTCATCCTACATTTTATTTGCAAAAAAATAAATCAAAACATGGAAGAACTAACCGAATTGCAAAAGAAACTGGATGATTGCCGGAGGCACTCAGACAATCACAGGCGGTCAAGAGACTACCACAAGGAGCAATCTGCTGATCTGCGTGAAGAAGTAAAGGAGCTATCTGCTGCCTTGGAATACTGGAAAGGCCAGCACAATAAGATGGACAGTGCATTCTGTGAAGCTCGATACCATCATCACCGATGGATGAGCATTGCCATAGTCCTGGGCATCTTTAGCATCGGAATGTCAGTTTTATTTTTTTGGGCAGTGAGAAGTTAGTTATATTTGCAAAGCCGAAAGGCCGCTGGGTAGGAGCAGCGTTTGTGAAAAAATTTATTGCCCTTTGTCCGCTTAGTAGAGACTCCTACCTCGAACGGCGAACAAAGGGTTTTTTTATTTTTATGCACTTAGTTTTTAAAGAATTAAAAATTGACATCACTCACAGTCCAGAACTTAACAATGTCAAAGTTATGGTGTGGTTAGATGAAACTCTTGTTGCAGAAGGTATTTATGATGATTTCTTAGATATGCCTTCAGTTGAACAAATTTTACTTGATAGTGGAATATATCTATGAATGGATATCAATTAACCAGACAATGGTTTGAATGGAGATTTAATAATCCAGGCAAACTATCTTCAGCGCATGCTGAACTTTATTTCTACATAGTTGATCGATGGAATTATTTTGGTCAAAAATCAGAGTTCGGGCTTCCTAGATTGCACACAATGGAGGTGCTTTCGATAGGTAGCAGAAATACTTACAAAAAACTTTTTGGTGACTTAATTGACTATGGTTTTATAAAGTTAATCCGTGAGTCTTGCAATCAATATCATCATGCATCAATAATTGCCCTGTCAAAATTTGAGCAAGCACCTGACACACCACTTGACACACCAACTGAGCAAGCACATGAGCAACCAACTGAGCAAGCACCTGACCCAATAGTTAAACCAATAAACCATAAACCAATAAACCATAAACCTATTAGTAATGAGCCAAAGCCAGAAAAAGCTAAAAGGCAAAAAATTCAGTTTGTGCCTCCAACCTATGAGCAAGTAGAAGCCTACTTTCTGGAGCAAGGAGCTTCAAGAGATCAGGCAGAAAAATGCTACTTCTATTACAAGGAACTTGACTGGCATAATAAGTTTGGCAAAAAATTAATCAATTGGAAAAGCACTGTTCGTAACAATTGGATTTTTAAAAACCAAAATAACGAGCAAACCATTGAAGTTCCGCCGCCGCAGGCTGACCAAATGCCAAAAAGAAAATCACATCAGTTACATGAATCCTTTACCTTTAAACTTTAACCAAAACAACTATGCAATTCGAAAATTCAGAACTGGAGAGGCAAGTACTTTCCGCAATGATGATCTCACCGGAGGACAGGCTAACAGCCTTCTCCATCCTGCCCACTCTTGACTGCTTCCAGAATGAGCAGCACAAGATATTAGCCAAGGCAATCCAGGCATTACAAGATGCTGGTGAGCCTGTTGATTTAGAAACTGTGGTTTCCACAATAAAGAAGTCAGGACTAATCAAAGAAGCCGGAGGAACAAGAGCAATTGCCAACATCTATGGCTGCCTAAAGTCTCCTGGTCACATCGAGAGCCACAGCCACCTGCTTATTGAACACTTCCTGAAGGCAAAACTATATACCTTCAGCATTGAGCTACTCCAGAAGTCGCAGTCTGATGCTGGTGATATTTTTGACTTATTTTCAGAGTATCAGTCAAAGTTCGACAACATACTTGCCTCTACAATTACACGATCAGATGATGACTTTCAGAAGCAGCTCGATGAGTCGGCAAAGGTCTGGCTAAATAGTCAGCCTGGAGACATCGCAGGCTATCGCACCGGAATTGATGCACTTGATAAACTATGCGGAGGGCTGGTCAATGGTGAACTCACCATCATTGGAGCTAGACCAGGACAAGGCAAGACTGCCCTTGCTGTATCAATTATCAGAAACTTAGCAAACCAAGGAATAGGCTGTGGCATGTTCAGCCTTGAGATGACTAAGCACGAAATGGTGCAGAGATTGGCATCTCAGGAGAGCAAGGTCTATGCCTTTAAAATCAAACAGGGCGATCTTAATCCATACGATAAAAATGCAATCAATAATGCTGTTCACCGCATGAAGCAGTGGCCAATCAAGATTAGCGATGAAGGCTATCTCAACATGAGCAAAATCAGAACCAAGGCAACCATGTGGAAGAACAAGCACAAGATGCAGGTGCTATTTGTGGACTACATTGGCCTTATCAACTCTGTCAATCCTAAAGAGACAAACCGAGTAAACATAATAGGAGAAATAAGCAGAGGATTGAAACTACTTGCCAAGGAGCTTCAGATTCCAGTGGTAGCACTATCACAGCTCAGCCGGAGAGTAGATGAACGCAGCGATAAGATGCCTCTTATGAGTGACCTTAGAGAGTCGGGTTCGGTTGAGCAAGATGCAGATGTCATCTGGATGATGCTTAGGCCTGAGTACTACTTTGAGCCAACAGCAACAACTAAAGTAGGAAGCGCAGAATTGCCAAACCAAGACCTTTGCCTGATTGATCAGGTTAAAATGCGCTCTGGTAGCACCGGAATAGTACCTTTGCGATTCGATGCCCCACTAATGAGGCTAAAAGATTACCATGATTGAACTAAATGCCATCCATCTAAGCCAAATGCCAGAACTCTGGCACACTAATGTAACTTACCAAAACGACCTTATGTACGAACACATTTCACTACCTCCGAACTATCAGGACTGCCTGGAATACCTGCACCGGAAGATTAAGCAACTAGATGCCAAGATTGCCAAAGGTGGTTACACCAGGCACATGAGCCGCTGGCATAACCAAAGAGAGATATATGTCTCAATTCTGAAATACCTATCTTTGCGGAAACAAGTTTAAAGCTATGCCACTGAAGAAAGGTTACTCAGCTAAAACAGTTAGCTCCAACATCAAGCGTGAAATGAAAGCAGGCAAGCCTCAGAAACAGGCAGTAGCCATTGCTCTGTCTGTGGCTAAGAAGGCTAAGAAGGCAGCAAAGAAGAAAATGTAGCAATGAAGCACTATTACCATAATATTGGTGAGAATTGGTTTAGCTACCCTAAGCTATATTCAGCAGCAGTTGAATACTTCCGGCCTAAAAGTAACTTTTACGAAATAGGTAGCTGGAAGGGCAGATCATCTGTTTACATGGGTGTTGAAATAATTAACAGCGGTAAAGAACATTCTTTCACTTGTGTTGATACTTGGGCAGGCTGTGAGTTTACCAAAGACATTGATGCCATCAAGGACAAAACTCTTTATGCTGAATTTCTAAAAAACATTGAGCCGCTTAATGACATAATCACTCCGGTTAGATCCACCAGCCTTGAAGCTGCTAAACTTGTGGAAGATTCATCACTTGACTTCTGCTTTATCGATGCCTCTCATGACTATGACAATGTCATTGCCGATATTAAGGCTTGGTTTCCGAAAGTCAAACTAGGAGGAGTAATTGCAGGTCATGACTATCCAGAATGGGAGGGAGTTAAAAAAGCAGTTGATGAGTACTTTGGCAATAATATACTTTCAAAATATGGCTGCTGGATTTATCAGATAACTCCAAAAAATGATTTTTATCAATTTCTAAAATAACCACAAAACAAGGGGCATTAGCCCGGTACTAAAATTATGGCAGCACCAAAAGGAAACCAATGTTGGATGCTTCGATTGAAGCATGGGCTAGATGGCAGATTCAAAACTCCGGATGAAATTCTTGAAAACTTTGAACAGTATGTTCAGTGGGCAGAAGAGAACCCATTGATTGAAGTTGATTTCAGAGGCAAGGATGCAACAGAGGTCAGATTGCCAAAGAAAAGGCTATTGACAAAGGAAGGCTTTGCGCTGGCCTGTGGCTTCGCTTCATGGGCTACCCTAGCAGTTTATAAAGGCAAATCAAAAGATTTCGCTCAAGTCTTTACACGCATAGAGCAGGCCATCTATACAAGCAAGCTAGAAGGGGCTGCCAGTGGCCTATTTAACCACAACATCATAGCCAGAGATTTAGGCCTGATGAACCAGGAGCAAGTCAATTTGCAAGTGGTGGAGGTGATAAAGCCTAAGCCAAACAAGAAGGGAGCAGAGCAGGAGGCTGATGCCGAAGGTTGATCTCTCAAGCCCTGACTTATGGCAGGAGAAGTACCTGGAAGCAGTCACCGACCCAAAGACCTACAATATACTTTGGGGAGGAGCGGGAAGCGGGAAAAGCCAAACCATGATTCAGCTGTTCCTGGCTGAGATATGCGACAACAAGGCCAACCAATTCCAGACTTTCTTTGTCATCCGCAAAGTAGCTGCCACCATCAGGAACTCAGTCTTTGCTGACTTCAGAAACAAGATCAGCCAATGGGGGCTAGATAAGCTCATCAAGGCAAAAACCGGATACATGGAGCTGCAATCTGGAACTAACAAGATTGTGTTTCTAGGCTGTGATGATCCTGAGAAGCTGAAGTCACTTAGCCAGGCAAAGTACATCTGGATTGAGGAAGCCACTGAACTAACGCTAGAGGACTTCACCCAGATTACTCTGCGACTCAGAGGTAAGTCTGAGCATCCAAAGAGATTCTTTCTTACTTTCAACCCGGTGAGTGATAGCCACTGGATTAAGAAGCGATTCTTTGATGATGTGCCAGCAAAGGAGCAGAATCAAGTACTCCGGTTGCACGGCACTTACAAGGATGCCATTGACTTCCTCGATGATGAGTATGTGACAAGGATGGAGGCACTGAAGTCAGTGAGCCAAACCTATTATGAAGTCTATGCCCTTGGGCAGTGGGGCATCTGGGATAGGGAAAGCCTATTTGCTACCAGCTTCGACATTAGCAAGCATGTTCAGCATGGATACATCAAGGCATCACCATCTCATGACTTATACCTAGCATTTGACTTTAATGTCACCAATACATGCGTAGTGTGCCAATATATTAAGTATGGCTATGATGCTGAGTTATATGCAAGAATCAATGTAATTAAGGTTTATCGAATTGGTGACCTTGCATCACTATGTCAAACAATCAAGGAGGAGTTTCCTGGCATGAACTATGTCATAAATGGGGATGCATCTGGAGCTTCAAGAAGTGCATTCACTCAAGGCAACATTAGTGCATATCTTATCATTAAAAATTACCTTAACATTGTAGACATGCAACTGCAAGTGCCTAAGATTAATCCTAGCCACATTGCCAGCAGGCTCATTACCATTCTGCTGTTTCAAAAGTCAGTTATTAAGATAAGTGATAGGACATGTGCTAATCTAATCACAGACCTCAAGGAAGCCAAGGTAGACAGGCAGGGAAGCCTTGATGCCTGGAAGAATAAGAACCCAGACAAGTCTCATGCTCTGGATGCCTTCCGCTATTTTATTTTCTCTAACTTTGCGGAAATCACATCCAACTTTAATCTGGAAAAGTATGGCACTATGCTGCAATAAATGCTACCCAATCTGCCTGCCCTTGCCTAGCTGTCCAACAGCGGTTTATCTATTCACTCCCCCGGGTGACTATGGCAGAGGCATTCTGGTCAACATCGTTAAGCCAGGAGTCAATGTGCAAGGCCAGCAATTGCTCAGCATTGGAGGTGATGGGTTTGTGGAAATTGATTTAGAGGCACTACCTGAAGGCTTCTTCAACCCTTGGGGTGGACAGTACACCATCAGCTTTTCTGATCCTGACTTACCCAATAAGCCATTAACCTACATCTCAGTTGATGGAGAGCAGTATGACAGCATCTGCCTGAGCTTCATTCAGACAATCAGTAATGAGGAGACAGTGATAGTAATTATTAATCCTATAAATAATGAACAACCCGATTTATGATATTGATGCAAGTTGTGGAGGCAAGCGCAGAGGCTGTTGCCTTATCGAATTACCTAACGATGCCGAGCCTGCTGATGTTGTTGCTAATAGCGGCACTCAGCGCATCCTTCTCATTGTTTCTGGACTTCCTTCTGGAGGATCACCCAGTTGGGCAGTGGTATCTGTCACAGATTCAGAAGCTCCCGACTTATTGGGCTAAGCCCTTAGGGGAATGCCCATTCTGCTCCGGTGCTTGGCAGTTCCTCATAATCTCTTGCCTTATTTTTCACTATCCATTTTACTTATGTTCAATATTTTTAGGCGCAAACCACCTGTGCCTGCTCCTGTTCAACAAGTGGCAGAAGAAGCTGCTTCTCAAGAACAAGGTAACAGAATACTTTACAGGGGTGTAGCTCCGAAAGACCGCTGGGATCAGATTGAGTTTGCTTTCACCTCTGGTGGAGTCAATTACTTCAAGTTCACGGCAGAGGTCAATGTGCCATTTCAGAGAGCAGTAGCAGCCAGAGACATCTTCACTGAAGAGCTTTGGCAAATCAACCCAGACTACCTGAAAGGCTGGAACAATGGTCTAATCAATCTACTGCTGGACAAGAAGAAGAAGGATGACAAGAAGCTCTATGAGATAGGCATTCTGGCATCCCGGTTAAAGGAGCAGATGGAGCTATCGGTTAGCCTGGTTAGGCAGATGAAGCTGGCAACAGTTGTCTATTTTGATGAGCATGAGAATCCACTGGACTATCAATACCCATATAACAAGTCTAAGCTCAGCCATTGGATGGAGCATAATGATGTTCAGGGTTTTTTTTTGAATCTGCCGGAGTACGCCTATCTGCCCTCTTTGACCGAGTACAGCACGAATTTCCCGAGCTATTTGCAGGCAGAAACTCTGCAAAACCTAAACAACCTGAAGCACATTATTGGACTGCAATTACCAGACAGCACAGACAGCGATTTGATGAGCAGTATAGAGTTGCAAATGGAGATTTTGAGCGAATTAAATACCTGGTCGAAAGGCCAATCTACGAGTACTATTTAATTGTGAGTAGCTATATTGCAGACCAAAAGAAGAGGACTAAGGTGAGAACATAATTGTTTAGTGTTTTGGTTTAGTGAAACAGTAAAGAGCCACTGATATTCGGTGGCTTTTTTAATTGCTATCTTTACGGCATGGCAACGATTTCAACTAATGACATCAAGATCAGGTATGACATTGACCTGAGTAAACTTCAGCAGGCTACTTCTGAATTTGATAAGATTACTTCCGAGGAACGGCAGTTGCTTGCTGAGCTTGGGAAACTCAAGAAGCAGTTTGATGAAGTAGGAGATAAAGCTAAGAAGTCTGGTAAGGATGCTGGTGATGCTATGGGCGGCATGGGAGCTGTTGCTTCTAAAATTGCACCAGCAATAGCAGGAATCTTTGCTGCCGATAAAGTCATGGGCTTTGCTAAAGAGGTCATTGCTGTGACTGGGGAGTTTCAGAAACTATCTGCTGTTCTTACCAATACACTTGGAAGCAGGAGTGCAGCAGCTGGGGCAATGACTAACATCCAGAAGTTTGCCTCAGAGACACCATTTTCGGTGCAAGAACTTACTCAGTCATTTGTAAAACTAGCCAATCAAGGATTCACACCTACTGTTGCTCAGTTGAGAAGGCTAGGAGACCTGGCTTCATCCACCGGAAAAGGATTTGACCAATTAGCGGAGGCAATAATAGATGCTCAGACAGGAGAGTTTGAGCGATTAAAGGAGTTTGGCATCCGAGCAAGCAAGGCTGGAGATCAGGTCACATTCACATTTAAAGGTGTTCAGACTCAGGTTCAATTTACTAACGATGCCATCAGACAGTATTTAGTTTCGCTAGGCGATGTTCAAGGTGTTAGTGGGGCAATGGCTGCAATCTCTGGAACACTAGAGGGGCAAATCAGCAACCTTGGAGATGCTTATGATAGTTTACTCAATACCATTGGCACTAATCTAGCACCAGTTTATCAGAAGGCATTAGTTTTAACATCTGCATTCCTTAATAAGCTAAACGATTTATTTGGAGGTAAACAAATTAAAGAGGCTGGAGAAAATTTCAATAAGTTATATGAGAAATATAGCAATGCAAGCTCTGAGGCTTTAAAAAATGGAAAAACCAATGCAGAAAGTAGCATAAAGATTGAAAAGGATAGGCTCGCCCAGATGAAACAGATATTTGGCGAGGAAAGTGGGTCTGCTGAGGTTGTAATGCAAGAATATAGAGCAAGCGGAAATGAATATGATGACATTCAACAGCAGACAATTACTACTTCAAGAACGGTTACTGCCGAGCAGATAGCTAATCAAGAGTCTTTAATTAACTCATACCAACTAACTATTGATGTATTTACTAAGCTATATGAAGAGAAAAAGAAGAATCTTCAGGTTGATCAAGCCACTGAAAAACAAATCAAGGCCGAATATCAAGCCAGGCTAAAATTACTTGAGCTGGAGAAGCAGCAGCAAGTGCTGATGGCTCAGCTAAGAGGCTCAAAACTGGGTGAGGTAGGTGCTGAAAAGGTATTTCAGCAGAAGGTTTATGACTTAAAAAAAGAATACAGCACTAAGAACATTGGCATTATAGAAGATGAAGTCAAGGTAGCCAAACTACAGAGAGATAAGGCAGCAAAAGACTACGAAGATGCAGCCAAGAAGGAGCTTCTAGTAACTAAAGAGGTAAAGATACAAGTTGCTGAAGAGGATAAGACTCTTTACGATAAGCGACTAGCCCAGATGAAGGCATGGCAGAAAGCCTATGAGAAAGGGCTAGCTGATGAAGTTGAAGCGGCAAAAAAAGCAGAAGAAGAAAAACAAGCAATTAAGCAGCTAACCTTAGAATTAGGCCAAACACTTGTAGATGGAGCATTTAACTTATACCAGGCTAACCTTAGCAATGAATTATCGGCATTACAGAAGCGATACAATGAGGAAATAAGGCTAGCTGATGGCAATGAGCAGAAGATTACCGAAATCAATAATAGAAGAGATCAAAAGGAAAGAGAAATTAAGACTAGGCAATTCCAGGCTGAAAGAAATGCTGCTGTGGCTAGAGTTGTGTTTGAAACTGCATCAATAATTGCTAAATGGTCAAGCAATCCGATTACATTGCCACTTGCTGCCTTGACTCTAGCAACTCAAGCTGCCCAGATTGGCTTTATATTAGCTCAGCCTGTGCCTGAGTTTGCAGAAGGTACTAAAGGCAAGGCATTCAAAGGAGGTAAGGCAATAGTCGGTGAGCGAGGGGTAGAGAAGGTTGTCACCGAGTCAGGCAAAGTTTACTTCACTCCACCAACTGCTACTCTTGTAGACCTGCCTAAAGGCTCACAAGTTATTCCTAACCACTCCCTGAGCAGGCAGGAGGTGTTTCTGGCTAACCACTATGCCAACAGAAGCAGCAGCAGTGCTGGCTCTCCGGTGGTGGGTGAGCTTAGAGAGTTAGGAAGCATTTTAAAAGGCCTACCAATCACTCAGCTCAACATGGATGAGCGAGGCTTTGAGAAGTTTATCCGCACACCAAGGCGCAGCACTAAGATTCTTAACAATAGATTTGGCATAAATAACTAATGGCGAACTGGAAGTTTTTTCTTGATGGGAATGAAGTAGAAGAACCAATCGGCTGGGATGCCATTGAGTTCACGGCAATCCGGATGGAATCTCATGGCATAGATCAGCCATTCAGCACTGAGGTGAGGTTCTATGCGGAAGGAGCGAGATACATAAAAAGGATTTATGATGAGTACTTCATCAATCAACCCATTGCCATAACCATTACTTCTGATGTAGGCTATGGAAACTCCTCCTACCAGTTTGATGGCTTTCTCAATCTGGCAATTTATCAAGAGAAGAATGTCTGTGATACTGACTCCTGGGAGATTACAGTAGGCATCATTGATGATAATTTCAGGGAGGATTTCAAGGCCAGAACTGATGTAGAGATTGACCTAACAAAAACCAAAGACTTAAATGATAGTACCATAAATGCCTTGGCATTCCGGAATATCAGGATGCACCGGATGCCTCTTTACTTGACTGCTACTGGTAAGAACTATGCGGATTTTACTGGTATTGTTGGATGGAGTCCAGTTCCTGCACTTCATAAATATGTTGCTGTACCAACTTATTGGACAAGTTCAGACTTTAAAGAGGCTTATGGTTCTACAATAAATAGTGCTTTTCTTCAAATAACTGGTTTTGCCAATGCTTTTAGTTCACCAATATTTGTAAACAACCAAAGCACTCAAAGGACAATTAACTATAAAATAAACATATCTTTTGAAGTTGCAAGAACAGGTGGGTCTCCAAGTGCAGCGGATATATATTTATTTGCTTTGGTCGCTTGTGGTACTACGGTAAGTAGTGTAAATACACTTCACACAAGTACATTATTAATTGGACAAACCGATACGGTTACAAATGCAACATATACAGGAAGTTTTACAATAGATCCAGGGTGTAAATTCACTTTATATTTTGAAGGAGAACCATTTATACAATCAAGTTCAGATGTTACAATCTACGATGGCTACACCATTACTCTTAGCGAAATAAACGAAGGACAATATGCTTCTACTTCCGATGTTCTCACCATTGAGCAATGGCTAAGAAGGTGTATCTATGTAATGACAGGAAGCGATAACAAGTTGCTATCAGACACCTTTAGTGAGTCAGGCAATGGGTGTGAATGGAGTTATGCCTTAACCAATGGTATCAGGATTAGGAATAATACCACAGAGGCAGGAACGCAGTTAATGACTTCCTGGAAGAAGACCTTTGAGGATCTCGATAAAATCTTCTGCCTTGGATGGGCATTCGAGTGGACAGGTTCGGAGTGGAAAATCAGGGTTGAAACCAGAGATTACTTCTACCAGAACTTGGTAAGTCAATCATTTGCCAATGTAGGAGAAGTTGTTCAGGCGGCCAAGGTGGATATGCTTATGAACAATATCATTACCGGATACACCGACAGATGGAAGAATATTCAGATTGGTGGTGTTTATGCAGTTCACACAGATCGTAATTATTTCATTCAGAACAAGGCAATGAATAATAACTCATCTGCCACATTGGATTTAAGATCAAACATAATTGCAGAGGGTTATGCGATAGAGTTTTACCGAAGGATGTCTGACATCACCTTTGGTGCGGCAACTTCGGATAGGCCGAATGATAATGAGACATTTATTATCTGGCTTAATCGAAGTGAATTTACTGTTACATTCGTAGAAGATAGTGAATATAACCTTCCAGGTGATACTCCAGGTGCGGTCACATTTGTACCGGGAACGGTATCGGCAAGTAGTAATATAGCTTGTAATGTCAATGGAGACATACTAGACAACAGATATAATTTTGCCATCACTCCGGCAAGGATTGCATATAGATGGTGGAAGTGGGTTGGAATGTTCACCTATAAAACTCCTGATGACATTGTTTGGAATGCTCCTAAACTTCAGTTTCAAGTAGGCCAGTACTTTACCAATATTGAAATAGGCATTATAACTGGTTACGATTGCAATATTTTTGCCCTTCCAGAGCAGGGCATCAAAGAGAACGATTCAGTCTCTCCATTTTTTCTGGATGAGCCTTATAAGGACTATCTACTCAGGCCAATTGAGGTTACATTTAGTTACCCACAAAGTCTCTGCGATTTCTTAACTTTGTCTCAGGATGAGCAGTACAAGAAAGTAAGGCTCACCTCTGGCAGTTTGGTTATTGAAGGCTTTATAACTTCGGCAACCAATCAACCGGAAGATGCCTCCGGTGGTACAACTCAATTCACATTGCTTTACTCTAATCTGCAATCAGAACTAGGTGGAGCATTTGATGATGGATTTGATGATGGATATGACAACGGTGGTTAAATATGCCTAACATTACCAGGAGTGCCTTAGATGCACTAAGTCTCACTAACTTCCCGAACAATACTTCACAGCTCATTTCTCCAGCTGATCTAAGGGATTGGCTGGAAAATGGGATTGATTCTTTTGTCACCCAGAAGGACTCCTCCAGACTTGAGAATGTAATCTATGAGAATGAGGGAAGTGATATAGCGGCATCTGCCACAGTTAATCTGGCAAATGCAACTGGAAATTACTTACACATCACAGGGGCATTCAATGGCATCACAAGTTTTGGCACTATTCCGGCAGGAGGTCGGTTTGTTTTAGTCTTTGATGGCATCTGCACATTGACCTACAATGCCACATCATTGATTCTTCCCGGTGGATCAGACATCACCACTGCCGCAGGAGATTGCGCTATGCTTGTCTCTGAAGGCTCAGGAAACTGGAGGATGGTCGGGTTCTTCCCTATCTCCGGAGGAGGTGGAGGGGGTGATATTACTGCCGTAATTGCCGGAACTGGATTAAGCGGAGGAGGAACAAGTGGAGCAGTTACTTTAACTAATGCCGCTCCTGATCAGATTGTTGCTATTAGTTCAGGTACTGGAATTAATGCAACAGGAACTTATCCAAACTTTACAATTGCCAATACTGCACCAGATCAAACTGTCGCTATTAGTTCAGGCACTGGGATTAATGCTACTGGTACATATCCAAACTTTACCATTGCCAATACTGCACCTGATCAGATTGTTGCTATTAGTTCGGGAACAGGAATTAATGCAACAGGAACTTATCCGAATTTTACCATTGCAAATACTGCTCCTGACCAAATTGTTTCATTAGGTTCAGGAACTGGAATAAGTGTTACAGGAACTTATCCTTCATTTACTATTGCCGCAACCGGATCAGGAAGTGGTACTGTAAACTCTGGTACTGCTAACCGACTGACTTATTATGCCGCAACAGGCACGGCAGTATCTCAATTGCCTACGGCAGGAACTTCAGGTCAAATCCTACAATCCAATGGCACAGGCTCTGCTCCATCATGGGTTAATGCTCCTGCGGCAACAATTTCAATAGGAAGCACCATTACCTCTGGAACTAATGGATCAGTATTGTTTGTTGCTTCAGGCCAATTACAACAGGACAATACAAACTTCTTTTTTGACAATATTAATGACCGACTAAGCATTGCAGGAACTACAACACCTGGAGCAAGGTTACAACTTGGAGCAGCAAGTGGAGGTGTTCCACATTTGATTCTTACTCCCACATCCGCTGCAACGATTAGTGGAACTACTAATGGTTCTCTCTGGGTTGATACTGCTAGTAGCAACACAAGCATCACAATGCGCAAGGATAGCAATTACACCAAGATTGTTACCATTGACCGCAACCCAGACTTGGCTACCAGTGGAACTGCGCTATTGCAGGCAGACTCTAATGGAACAATAAGCAAAGGATCAGAATTAACTGCTTTGGGGATATATGCTCAGACAAATACACCAACTGCAATAACTACTGGATCAGGGTCTCTTATAGGCACAGTTACAGGAGCTACTGCGCTTCCTGCTAATTTCTTTGGAACAGGTAAAACTATTGCGTTTTATTTATCTGGATTAATTAGCATGGCTAATTCGGGAGGCCCGCTTGTTGCAATTGATTTCAGAATAACCGATGGAACAACAACAGTTACTTTAGGTACACTTAGTTATGACACTACCAATTTAACAAATCGTGTATATGTTATAGATACAAGTATTACTTGTAGATCATCAGGTTCTAATCCGGTTTTTGGTGTAGCAGGAAAAATGATTGTGAATCATACTGCTAAAGATCAGGAGACAGTTTTTATTACTCCTGCGGAAGTAACCGCAACATCATTAAACACATCATCTGCCTTGACATTACAAGTAGTTGCTACTTGGACTAATCCAGGAACAACAAGTTCTATAAGTTCAATTGTTAATTATTGCCACTATCTGAACTAATGCCACTAACAACCATATATGCAGGAGGTACAAGGGTAATAGGTGGCTCTACTGCCATTCAACAAACACTACACCCTCAGGTTATGAATTTTTTAAATAGACTTGTTGTTGCAGGATATAGCCCTTCTATCAATGAAATAGATGCAATCAATAATCTAATATTGTCAATGGTTGCAAATGAAATTTATGACAAGTGCCAAGCCATTTACCCGGTAATTGGTAGTTCCACATCAACCGTTGGTTTTGATTTAAAAAATGCCTTTAACATGACCTTTACCGGGACATGGACGGTTGCTTCTACCGGTATGAAGACAAATGGAAGTACTGCAAATAGGGCTAATTCAAATTATAATCCCCGCACTAACGGGAGTCAAAACAACCAACATTTGGCTATTTATGTTAGGCAGAGCCAAGCCACACCTTCGGTTGTAATGGGTTGTTGGGATGGTACTCTCTTCACTCAAATAAATGCAAGTACAACAACTGCTGGTCTTGGTAATATTAATATAAATAATGTAGATGCTAATAGATGCCCAAGCACTGGAATTACTGACTCAAAGGGATTTCATATTGGCTCAAGAATTGCAAGCAATGACCAAAGATTGTTTATAAATGGCATTCAAAATGGAGCGACTCAGACCGGTGCATCACAAACTCCTCCAAATCTAAATATTTGGTATGCAGTAAGAAATGATAGTAATAGTCCAGCACTTGGTAGTCCACAAGAAATTGCCTTTAGTTCAATAGGTACTGGATTAACATCGCAGGAGGCAAAAAGATATTATATTTTAGTTCAGGCATTTCAATCTAAGTTAGGAAGACAAGTATAAATTTAAGACAATGGAATATCAGGGTTATACACTTTATCAAATTAGCAACCATCCGACAATTACTACGATGGAGCGTTATGTGTCATGGGCAGGACTTGATATTGCCTCAGATGCCAACTATGGATTTTACATTAGGCTCAAGTATAGAATCTGGGCATTCCTGGATGGAGTAGAGCTTCCTATTTCTCCCGATGCCAAGTATGTAAACCTGTTAGCCGATAATTCCACCTGCGTTAATTCTGCCGGACAGATAGTTGATTGTGGCACTCCAGATTCAATGGGAGAGTATGACTTCTACATGGCTCTGATTGATGAGCCTATCATAATTCAGGACTTCATTACGCAGAAGATTACCTGGGCAGATAGTGAGGGTAAATTCAACACATTCTAATGGGCAATCCTAATCCTTTTTACCGATTTGAAACCGGATGGAACTCTGGGTTCTATCCAGACAACCAGATAGTCTCTGACTTACTCAATGAAGTGTATAGTGCCATCAACACGGCATTACCTACCATTGCAGTAGTTGGAACAACAACCTACGGACAATTGAAGGCATCGGTAAAGGGGATAGTGGATGGGTTTAATGTAAGTCCATACTTTGGCAACTTTACCGTAACTGCTAACCTGACTTTTGTCAATCCAACCTATGCTTACATCTTTACCATTAAGGATGAAGGATTATTTGCTACGGATGTCTCTCAGGAATTTACTGTTGCCGGAACAACTGATTCATCGAAGGTTCTGAATTTAGCGGCAATCCTTAGTTCATTTGCTCCTGGTTCATATTCAGGCACATTCGATGACCCTCTAATTGATACTGAGAAAAAGGTTCAAGAGGCATTGAATGTAGTGGATATGAATGGCTCTGCCTTCTTTCCGATTACCTATAAGTTTGATCCGACAACAAACATTGCTACTTCTGGTCTGGCAAGGGGAAAGAATTGGAAACTTGACAATGGTTCAATAGAGCGATTCCCTCCACCTCAGAATCCATATCAGAATCAAAGGACATTCCAGTTGCCTGAATTGAATGGAGATGATTTGTATGTCATTTCTCTTATTGAGAGAGTAATTCAGGACTTTCTAACTCCGCAAGTTTTAGACCCGGTTGCTTTAACAATTGAGTTAAGCAGTTTACTTCCTCAAACCTATACTCTAACCTATACTTATCCATCATATACAGTTTATGAGAGGATACAGATAAACTTCATTGATTCAGGCAGAAGGACTTTTATTTTAGTAGGCAGAAAAATTGGAGGTACTTGGTTATGGCAAAGGTTTGTTAGTGATGTTTACATCAATCCTCCATTTGATTTTTTAAGTACTTACTCAGAGACAACTGCACTACCTTATGAACCCAATCAGGCCGGAAGGTGGTTATACAATGACGATACTTTTGACTTTGAATTTGTAGAGTTCACATCAGGATGCTTTGAAAGTAAAGAGTTTTATCCTATGCCTGCAAAGCCGGGAGATCAGTTTCAATTCAATGTAGTGGATGGCAACCTCACCTTTATTGACCAGGCGAATGTAGGCTTATTCTCAGAGTCTGGAGACTTTATTCAGAAGATAGGCGAGGCAATAGTTCAGACAGTTACATTTTCATTGACCGGATTTTACTGGCAACTTTCTGGAAATAACTTAGGCTATGCTCAATGGTGGTCAGATGTTTATGATGAAACCGGTTTTAACCAAGGAGAGATTAGATTTTACTTAGTTAGTTGCACCGGAGAGTTAATAGGTTCACCCCTTGGCATAATTCCGGCAGGAACACTAACCAATAACAATCCTGGATTATTTGTTGATGCATTTAATGCTATTAATTGGCCTGCTTCAGTTAAGAATGCAATTGTGACCATTATTGGCAGTACTGTTGAATTTACATTTGATTTAAGTTCACAGGCAGAATGCAATTGTGGAATTCAGATGCAAATGCTAAAGCAGGTGGTTGGCGGAACGGAGGAGTTTCTATTCATTGATCCTTCCGATTTAACCTCAAGCAATCCATCACTTTATCAACATCAGGCAACTGTTACCATACCAAGCAAGGAAGGTTGTTATCGAATGGGTCTTTATAACCTAAGTACATCAGGAGAAATCCCAGTTAATGCTTGTGAGGTTACCTATAACAAGATATTTAGTGCATCAGACACAGATGATTTCCTTGCGGCAGTTTTTAATCTTTATGGAACTCTAACTCCTTATGTAGCATTTAGTCTAAATAATCAAACCTATACCTATTTAGTTCCGGATGTAGCTACTTATGATTTGATAGGAGCAGATTTAGCGGCATGGGCAAACTCAACCATTCCGGGCATGGTTTGCACTTGGGATAGTGATTTTTTGATTATAGGTTTTGAATGGACAATTGAATTGCCTTGTGAAACAGAGGCAGTATTTCAGGTTTGTAGTGCTGCTGATGAAGGAGGAGTTTGTATTAATGTAGATTATCCGTTCTTCATTACTGAATCTGCCTGTTGCCCATGTGAGGATAAGTGTCAGGCAACATTTGAAAATGATGTGCCTATTTCTGGATGCTCTTGGTTAGCTGATCTTGAAGATTATCCAACTGACTATTTTGGTTTTTTCTTGACCGATTCAGAGTCATTTCCTTATGAAAATAAGACTTGTCTTTATAAAATTTCAGTAGCCGATTTAGTTTCTGGAGAATATGCAAATGATTTCTGTGCTTTCTGGGCAAACTTTACTAATTGGTTAGGAGGAATCCCTGAAATGTCATACACATTGACCTGGCCGGATGAGGATGAGTGTATAAGTGAGCAAGCGTGTGATTATGAATTTAGCTTTCTTTTCACTCCTTACATTCCTTGCAATACAAATTATAAGTTTACAATGGGTTATCTTGATGAAAATGATAATCTATTAGAGCTTAAATTTAACTTCGATCCGGTATCCTGCGAATGTCCTCCACCACCTCCACCTACCGGAGATCAGTTTGCACTTTACTCACTAAGCAATATCATTAACATTGATAAATCAGATTGCTTCTCTACCATCCTTGAGTTCTGGGCAGATAGTAACTCAGTTGCTCAGGGAATGCAGTATTTCAATGATTGGAAGCAGAGAGTACGCATTGGCCTAAATGGAGGAGGAGAGAAACCTGTCTTTGAGGAAAGCCTATACAGGCAGTCCAATGGCGTTCATAGAAGACCGCAGAACAAGCAGGATTTATCATTAGATTTGCATACAGATTTTTTCGACTTGGATACACAGCTAGCGATGACCGATGCCACTCGCCATCCTTACTTAATCTACGAAGGGAAGTCAATATTTGTGAAGGGAGATGTTGAAGTTGCCACAATTCAAGATTTCACGACACAATCCTCTTTTGAGACTTTATCACAAATGAAGTTTCAGGCACTCATTCAGGGCTTCCAGCCCAGGAACTCAAGTTGCTTAACTTGCTAAAAAAACAATGTCAATATTTTCATTAACATGCCCC